CTAAGATCGGGCGGAAGTGGCAATAGTTGCGCAACTCGGCAATACCTGCCTACATCAGCTAGTGCGCGGGCGGAGCTTTTCGATCTAACTCCAACAGGGCCTCAGCGAGATGGTTGACTGCAAACTCCTCGTCCGATCGGCTTGCGTCGGTTCGTGGAAGGGACGCGAGTTCCAGATGAATCAATTCATGCACGATAGTGTCTTCCATCAAGCTCAATGATGCCGGGAGCGGCAACTCGTGTCCGTCAGAAGTTGCGAGCACTTGAATCACGGCTGTTTTTTTGTCGGCATCCCAATGGATATTTCCCAGGGTGCCGGGCCTGAGATCGGATTGAGAAGACACTCTAACGGATATGGACCATCCCTGGAGTTTGAGCCGCTCCTTCCAAATTTCTACCCGCTCACGCAGGTAAGCTTCCGTACTGCTCTGGATACGTGCATCCGCCGGAAGTTCCGCCGCCGGACAAACTGAAAAAAATCCAACCAGGAAAAGTACCGCCAGTAGCGGACTCCACAAACGGGACGAAATCGAGTACCCCACTAACGTGCAACATAGCACATCTTCCCGGGGTCGCCTGCGGGTCGCAGAAATCCTCCAGGGTTTTCGGTCCCTTTATGTATCGCAATTCACTCTATGGGAATAAAAAGGGGCCGTCGCGAACGGCCCCTTCACACGTTTTACTGTACCTCAACAGACTCGGCAGCGATCGTGGTGCCGTGTTCAGTGCCCTCAACTTTGGCCATGACTTCTGTGGAGGGCGGCTTGTTTGGATCGGCAGCCCGATCGGCTCGATTCCTGACAGCAGCGGATGCCTTCTGGTTACCCGCGGCGTCAAGCTTGTATACCTTGCCTGAAACATCGAGGGCAAATGACGTCGTGGTGCCGTTTGCATCGCAGCCAGTCGCACTCTGCTGTTTGTCGTAACAACTTGCGTCTATCAGCTTGCCCGACCAATTCGCGCCGAATGCCGAAATCACAAACGCAGTCGAGAGAATCATCAAATAACAGCTCTTTCGCATTGATTATTCTTTCCTTTCAACTTCAGAGTTACGCGCGGCCAAAACGTCTCTTATTTTTAACCACTTCATTCTCAAGTATCCATTCGGCACGCAACAAGGTTATGGATTTTTATCGACATTGCAGTCGTCGGGATGGGGTTTGACTCCCTCCCTACCTTCGAAGCTAGGACCACCCTGCATAACAGGACAGGCCATTACCGTAAAAAACTCCCGGACACGCTACGGTCAAGGACAATGACGAACAAGGGCTGACAGCTCACGGAATATAGCCCACTGAAGAGCACAGGATCAAGGTCCACGGGTCCTCCCCGCTTCGTCCCCATAACCATGTCACCGGTTGCTACTGCCAATTACTAGAGCAACGGCATGATACGCCCAACCCCCTATTTAGTCAAAATCACCACGTACACCACTACTGGGTTGCCCGCTTCGCAGCACCCGTGGTCCCACCGCGTTAAGCCGGTTTCACATGGGCGTCTTCTGCCATCATCATCTGGAGAGGTAATGGATTTTTATCAACATTTCAGTTGTCGACAGGGACTGCTTGGTTGTGGATTTTTATCGACATTTCAGTCGTTGATCAGAGATCTCCCAATACAGTATGTCTCCCTCAAGGAACCAATCCCAATAAGAGAAGCCGAACCTCCAAACTGGATCTACGAATCAACTGAAGAAGATCAAAGATCCTCCGCAGCATATTTATCGGACAAGAGGTCGTACGCAGCTGCCTCACGGAAGTATTGCAACCTCCGCTTAACTGGGAGTCGACCACTCTCGGAGTCTCGGTCAACACCCTCTGTTTCCTCCCCAAAACTGCCCGACAGGGTTCGTTTTCTACCAGCCCGGAAAGCCGGGTCGGACCAGCGCAGCAAAAAAGGTTTTTCAGCATCGGGGACCCAGATCGTCTCCGGGCCCTTCCGAGTGACATCCCGCCTATCGTCAAGGAATTTAGCACCAGTCTCCCACCTCAAAAAGTGGGCCCAGGAACGCCGTTTATAGGCTTTCACAGACCATTTAAGAGGCCGCCTTTGGAAGTAGGTGCCCATCCTCACAAAGTTCACCACAGCCGCCTTCCGCTTTTTCAAGGGCGGCTCAATCCAACACTGCCATGCATATTCCAGGCAATGTTCACCCCAAGAGGCCGCATAACCAGGTCTTAAGACCTTGGGCACAATCGATAGTGGCATCTGGGTCCATCCCTTAGCACATCGACGGTCAATGATTTTGATCTCACCAACCTTCTCAGCACCAGGGCCCAGGGCAGCAACGCCGCTTATCAACTCACGTGGTATGTCAACACGTGCGGGTAGAGACAGAAAGAAGATCTCTCTTTGGAGAAATCCACTCAAAGCAAGTACCCGGTGGGTTATACGAATACGAAGACCCCGATTAAACGAGCATCCTGCCTCGTCGGCACTCTTTCGATGCCTCCGCAGAATATAGGTCCTAACCTCATCTCTTTGCAACCCAGTCATCCCTTTACAGGACGACCGTAGCCTTGCGGCCAAACTCAACCCATCACCACGTTCTAGAGGCGCGAAAACACTCTTTGACCGGATGACAGGTATCAAAGTCGGGGGTGCGGCTCGCCTTGCTCTAAAGAAACAAGAATTCAACGAAAAATATCTCCGAAGAATTAAGGTCTTCCCCACGGATAGGGTTAACCCTGCAAGCCCAACAACACGTTTCCAAGCGAGAACCTCATTGAGGCGGGCTCGAAAGACAATATCGTCGCCATTTATTTTTATGGGCACACCTGCTCGAGGAATAGCCATCTTGAAGGCAAGATAATTCGTCAAGCAAAGCAAAGGAAAGGAGAGCAGATTTCCCATCGACTGGCCAGCCGTCTGCTCGTATGCCGTTCCACGGTGGTGGATAACGGCCCTCAAAGAAGCCAAAGCAATTTTTTGGATCGCCTCGGGGATTGCGGAGGATCTTAAGATCAACTCCAGAATGAACTCAGAGTGGTGGATATTGAAATTGTCCGTTGCACTTTCGTAATCACCACTGACGAATACCTCATCTTTCACCTGGACGAACCGCTTGAAACGATTCGCTGTGGCCTCACCCTTCAATAACCACTCACAACGGGAGAGATGGTCATAAAGGAGATGGTGTAGGGGTCCCAATACTTGCATGCCCGCGTCGGCGACCATAAAAATCCTCGGTTTACCCGAATCATCAATGATCCCAATCCTACGGTCAGGAAGCATGGAAATGCCTTGCCCCGTTCGACACGCCTTAACAAAATCAGCCTGAGCATACTTTCGGCCAATTTCACAACGCGCCCCACCATCACCTCGCTTAGTACCAAAAGAAGCACCAGACGAGGGGAGAGCTCTTCCACAGTATTCAACGTATCGACTGTCCCAACCTTTGGGAAACAACCGTGCCACTTCATCTGCAGCAAAACGAAGAAAGTCCTGGTTCAAAACTTGGTTTCGAGTCATCTTTAAGACATAGGCGTCGAGTAAAGGGCCTCGATCACCCTCGAAGGGGATGGACTTACGGTGCAAGAAACAGGACGCTGCAAAAGCTACATCTCTCGTTCCTTCCCTGCCTTTTAAAGCCTCCAGCGGAGCACTAAGACTCGCCTTCAACTTAGATGACGTCATGTTCTTAGAGTCGAGCGCAGGGAGGGTCCTATTAAAGACCTTACCCAACAGCTCGTTAAACTCCTTGTTCATGCATCCAACCTCATCACCAACAACCGCCCCAACACCGGAATTCTTTTTCCCGGCGGCTCCAACAAAACTAGATTCACGATCATTGCGCATCGTAGAGGTCTAGTGGGTACTCCTGAG